TGTGGTTGTCAAAGGATCAACGAGGATTGTGTTAAGGCCGACAAAGTCCACAAAAATGCCCGCTGAACTTGTCAAACTAGCACTTAGAAAATTTAATGATCCGCTTAAAGCCATTTATGTCCTAACCTCACTGTATAATTAGAGTATATTTTAAATTATTGACGCTGTTATCCATCTTGTCTGCTGGTCTGTTCTTGGCAACATGTGGGAAACAAAAGCGTTGTCAAAAGTTGAAGCGGTGATTACAGTCATACCGGAAAAATCTGCGACCGAGCCAGACAGTTCTACTCTTTCAATATTATTTCTAGATACCTTGTGTTTTGAGGCGTCGCCTGATAGCGCATAATCTTCTGCCCGAATTGTCCCTACGAGTTCGTTCCCATAAACACGCGAAGTTGTTGAGTTGTGCGCACTTACACCGTATTGTCCACAATGAGCCTGGAGCTGCGAGTTATACACTTTTCTTGGCCAAGCGTTTCTAAACGTCATGGCATTGTTCGCTGCGAAAGTTTCATGCGCAGGGTCTAGATAGCCTCTGGAAAGAGTTTCAAACCCACCTGGCGAGCTAAACCTAGTTTTTATTCTAGTTCTGTTTCTTATGGAGCCGCTCAAATATGAGCGATCCGGCAACGTGTAAATGGGATCTGCCAGGCCGAGTGGGTCCACAACTGGCCCAGGCGTACGCGAAAGAGCTAACTCTATACTGCCATCATTTCTTTTAAGGGTTGTCTTAGTAATCTGCGCGTTGTTTTTAACAAAATAAGGATCATTAGCTTCCGGACTAACAGTGTTAACCACTTCATACCTATCAAAATAGTTACCACCCTGTGTTGGAGAACTCGCCGTTGTTTGTATGTTCCTCGTATTTACAGGGCGCTTGGCTAGTGACTCCCTGGTGTATGTAGCGTATGGTCTATTGTGGTCGTCATAAGTTGGGTGCATTAACTTAAACGAGTTTCTAGATATATCGCCTGAAGTTGCTATTTTAAGGGTGAAATTATCAATCGCGCAGTCGCCTAGGTGCGTTATGCCAGCGGTATAGAACAGTCTTATGTAAAATCTTTTGCCAACATAAGCTTGGAGCGCCGCTGTTTCTGCACTCGTAATTCTGGCTAATTTCCAGGGTGCGCCAGCAGAGGCTTGTTGCTGGCCGGAGATGATAGTTGAATGGAAGGGGGAGCCGGTTGCGTCCCATCTAACCAACAAGTCAGTGACATTTGTCGAGAAGCTTTTATCCGTCGAAGCTTGAACCTTTAAGTTACCCATATTAATACCAAACATATGGTAGTAAAACTCTAAAGTTACGTCTGTCGAACTTTCGTAAAGGTCTAGCAAATCAATTAATGGAGTTGTCAGACCAAATGTTTGACCAACGCGAGATGGCAACACTTCACAGTATGCATAACCTCCGGCGGCGATATGTCCTGTGTTTGGACCAGTACCCGCTGTTGGGGTGGGGCCAGATAAAAAAGTCCATGAATTATTAGCACCCACTCCGTTATTCCAGTATTCAGCAGGAGACGGATCTCCCTGAACAGAGCCTACGGGCATGCTAAGAATTCTCACATTATCAGTCCCAGCTGACGTTGCATTGTTAAATTTCTCATCTAAAATTGTCTCTTGGGTGCCATCAAACAAAAACTCTTGAAGGTGCCAACCTTCTTCTCTTGTTAGCCGATTATCAGAGCCTCGGTTTAATTTAACATGCCTATGCTGACTTCCGCCGACGTGTTTTTCTGTAAACGGCCCCTGGAGAGGTGTGCCAGAATTAAACCCATATTTATCCTCATGCATGTTAGTAAAGTCTATTCTAAATTGATCTGAATACAGTTTTTGATAGCCGGTATCTAAAGAAGAGGTATAGACCTGGAAAGGCAAAACAAGACTAGTCTTTGCATCGGTGTATTTAAGATCATCTTTGCCTGTGCCGTCGGCAGTCGATTCAATTGTCTCTGCCTCTGTCATTGTCAAGGCACGAATTCTAAATTTCTTTTTGTCTATCTCGGGCGGCAAAAACTTGTCTGCTATATCAGTTTCTTTTATCTCGTTGTCAATATCAAGATAAATAAAGTCGTCATCGCTCGCCCACCTAACCACGCCTTTGTAAAAATCATGCAAATTATTTTCGCTTTGATTTGAACCGTTTTGTAAATTGTTCGAACGCAAAACTGATAAGCTGACTGGTCGAGCATGCGCTCGATTATAAAAGTAGCTTGCGGCATATCTTTGCCTAGCGGACGTTTGAAGGGTTGGTTCGGAGCCAGTAACCTCTGTAACTGCTATCTTTAAGATAGTGCCCTTGTTGCTGTCGATCTCGGCGACGCCTGAAGACAACACATCATCTCTTTCAGCTCTATTTTTCCACCATAGCGAGTTTACGTTTTGATTTGTGTTTTGGTTAGGATTAACTGGCGCCATCATGAAGGCGGTGTTCATCTGTAAAGCGGCCGAGTTGGCGTGCCCAGCTGGTTCGGGCATTTTAGTTTCTAGTGTGGGGAATTTTGTCCAATACTTGTTTCTCTCCAAAATGTGACTTTCTACCATATTTCTTAAGAATGCTGTGTTGTTGGAAGAAAGCGGTATTAGTTGCGAAATCATTATTGTTACAGCGTCGTCTATCCACTTGTAATATTGTGTAAACTTTTCTAAATCTAATCTATCGTTCTCAACACTTTCAAAGAAAAGCTCTCGAAGCTTATCCATTTTTTTGTAGTGAGGACGATATCTATTTACTGGTTCGCCAATTAGATTATTAAACCCTGCAATCGTGGCAAAAAAGCGCAACATTTCTTCCGAAACTGTTTGGTACATGCTTTTTTCTACAGACAAGTAATGTTCTATATAATTTGTGTCTCTAGTAAACACCATTTCGTCTTGTTGTGTCAAGATCTTTATCATATCATCGCTATTAACGACTTCTGGTAATTTTTGTTTGGCGGAGGGCACAAATTCTATATCTATCGCTGCGTCTTTATGCGCTGCGTCTGCCACAAACTTATCGCCGCGGCCTGCATAATTATACCTAGAAATAGGGCTAGCCCAATCGTCACCAAACTTAAGGCCAGCATCAGTTGAGCCAGAAGCAAAGTCTTCGATTAAGAACTGCCCGGACGCGTTTGACCCAGTTAGATTGTCCATCGTCCAGTTTAAAATTAAAGTAGATATTTGTGGCACAAAAGAGCCGGCGCCCTGTGAAGAACCGGACATTCTGTTGTTTGCGCTTTGATATGGGCTTAAAGCGCCGTAAGAAGTCGGATCTTTAGCGTGAGCCCTGATCGTCTCATTTGGCAGGTAATCTAACCAAACGCGCGTCGAGGAAACTTTTACGTCTGAACTTTTAAGTACAGAGCCCGTATAGTTTGTTCTCTCTGCCCCAACAAAAATTCTCTTCGGCTGTGTGAAGAAGGTCAAAGCTTGGGCAATACTCATAGTTCCCGAAATTGTAAATTCATTCTGCAGGATGTTGGAAGCGTAGTTTACACCGTAAAGTTCATATGTGTAGGCAGACGCTGCTGGTGTTAAATATCCAGCACTAGTGTTATCTAGGGGCGCACCTTTTGTGTTGGCCTTCGTTGGTCTCAAGCGAAATGCTAAATTCCACTTTTCATTGTTATACGTGCCGGCATAGCTAGTAGATGTCTCAATTGGTGAAAACACATCTGATCCAGCTAATCTAAATTTAACATTCCTCTTGTCGTCGTCTGGACGAGTGGCATGCACATTAAAGTCTATGGTGTCTGACGCCGCGAATGTAAGGTCAGTGTTCGACGCAGCAACTGCGTGTAAGCCAAAAATTGACGAAGTCGTCGAACTAAAATAATTATAGTTGTTATCGGCACCGATTGATCTTTTCGGGAAGATAACCTCTGTCTCTACGGTCATCATAGCGCCCGTTACCAGAGCTTCTGTGGCGGCCGGTATATACGACAAAGAATTTGAATCTGTAGAGTCATAGTACTGGTATGCCGTAGCGCTATAAGCGTCCGTGGCGCTTCCAACCGAAGAAGTCAAGCGCGTCTCCAAATCGTCAAAATCTATATATGATTTTTGTACACTGGTGTTGGTTGAATTATCTTTTAACTCGTATATGTCATTGTTAGAATATACATTTAATTTTATTAATTCTTCATCGACCCCGAAGCATCTCAAAAAGTTTCTTAAAGATTTAAACGTGCCTTTTGATTTCTGTATGTACGAAAGATTATTATATATGTTTTGGTATATTATATTTTTGACTTCATATAATTTTTTCTCAAAAAGTTTTTTCTCGTCTCTTTCGAGATATTTCCCTAGATCTGATATATCAGCAAAAAGCTCTGGTGCTTCGTATCCCCTAGAACTCAGCAAGCGGTCTGCGAATGGCAAGGGCTTTTCGTAGTTAGTGTCGTCTGGATAATTTATGTCTTTAAGTCTAGGTAGTTTTTCAATCTGAAGATATAGATCATCAAAAAAGCTAGCCATTATTTGTGTTAGATACTTAAGATTCTTAGACTCTTCTTCGTCCTGTTCTGCGATCCAGGCCGGCATAGATTTGTAAAGAGAGGAAGCGTTCTCGTGATCATGCATGGAGCCGCTGGATTTTTTAGAAGTCGACAGACTGGCAACGTCAGGGTGATAAGAATATATAATTGGATCTTCAAATTCTTTTTGAGCAGCCGAAGAAGATATGATCGCTGATCCTGTGTTTCTGCTTGTAGAGCTGTAGTTTACGAATGTGCCGTTACTGATACGACCTGAATAATCGAGTACGGTCGAATCTGTTGTCGACACGCCAGTAATCCCTTCGTTGAACTTATAGTAAACGCCCAATGACACTTTGTTTGTTATATCATCATGTTTAACATCATCAGTGTTGGTTCCTCCACCAACCTGGTCAATGTAAAATCTGCCTATTTGTTGTGCGTCTCTTTCCGTTTTCCAATATCTAAATTCATCGAAAGAAGCCGATAATATGTTGCCCCAGCCCTTTCCTACGGTAAGCGTAGGATCAGCACGAAGAGGGCCAACAAGACCACCGATAGCAGCGATCATCGTTCCCGTTATAGCATTTACTGTACTAGAAGAGGACAGGTGAGATTTGTGTACACCGTTAACGTAGAGGTCTGATATCGTTTTGCTTCCCTGGGTTTTTAGCGTAAACGCATAGTGGCGCCATGTATTATCGCCGATATTGTCAACGCCGGTGTCGTGGTCGAAAGTTATCTCGGTTGAGCCGGAGGCCACCGCGACATGTATTCTTCCGTCCCCTCGACCAGAAATATGTGCGCTCAAAGAACCGGAGGCGGCCGCGGAGCCTGAATTCCAAGAATGAAATATATATTCATCGTGCTCAACTGCTTCCGAAGCCCAGCCATTTTTTTTCATCCAGAACTCGACAGTTGTTCCTTTTGACAGGTCTAACTCTAAGTTGTTGGTTCTTTGATACGTGGTATCGTAAATGTTGGCTTTTGAGACACCTTTCTTCGCATTGCCGGCTGAAAAATCGCTCTTGTAGTCTCCATTTGGGTCCGGGTGAGGGCCGCCTTTTATGAATATATATTCTGGAGTTGTTGATTGTTTAACATTCGCAGTAAATCCGCCAGTAAATGACGAAGCCTGGCCTAAAATAACGTATCCAGTGCTTCTCGGGTATTCGTTTTCCAGCAAAAATAAATCTAAATAGGTACTGTTGTTTTCCCACTCAATTTTTTCTGCTTGTGAGCCATCGTAAGGATAGGTCTCGTATATCCTCTTGATTGCGGACTCATAGTACTCCTCTGCCAAGCCAAAGCGAGCAAAGTTTGAAGCTGTAGCAAAGTTTACGTCTGGTCGAAATAGATCTTTTCTTTCATTGTAGGCGTCAATATAGCGATGAGACTCTACAGTTTTAGACAAATCATCTTTAGTTTTGTTTTTAACAAACTTAAGAGAGTGTCCTTTATCAAATAGATCTTTAATGCTCATAAATTAGCCCAACTTTGTTTACATATTTAATTATCTTCAACTCTAAATTTAAACACTTCTTCTTGGTCACGCCATTGGCCGGCTATATAGTAGCTCAACTTAATGCCATACATGTAGCCAGACTCTAGCAAAGACATGTCTAAATCAAAATAACTTCCAGAATTATCATAAGATAGGTAGGTGTGGTAAGTTGTACTACCAGTAGAATTATTGACCACTGTTCGTTCATCGACCATTCTTATAATTTCGAAAGAGGCGCTAGGAATTATTTCTCTTTCTATTTCTTGAGAAGCAACCGTGTAGATTGTTGGACTAAAGTTTCTAGGACGCGTAAATACTCTGAACCTTGCCTCTTCATCTTTAACATATTTTGGCTTAAGGTTAGTTATTTTTGAAATATACTGCTCGTACGTATTCCAGTTTGGTGATGTGAGTGTTTTTGGCTTGATGGAGCCAGTATTATACTCTACACCACCCTTGTGCCAGACGTCGTATATAGTTTTTAACGTTGATGATCCGGTAAACGCAAACGAAGCAGAATATATACCTGTTGAAACATAGCCACCAGTCACGTTTAAATCTGCTGCTCCAGCGACATCACCGCCCTTTGAAAGCACCAATTTTGAACCACTTGGCGCAGTGTCATCAGCGGAACCAGAATATATGCTTAAAAATATTGAACCTGTGCCAACAGCAGGTATATTTTTTAGTTCACCTCTAACATAGTTGTAAAGGAACAGCGTGTTCAAATTATCTGCTGCTGGTGCTAACGAACTACTATAAAAGAAATACCCTCTTTGGTCTTCTGTTCTAGAATCCCACCTGGCCTCAACACAAGGAACTTTAAAGAAGAACTCACTAGATCTTGAAAAGAAGCGTTTTGTATAAAAACTCGCTTCCTGGCCGTCTGGATTGTGTAGCACCGGGCCGTCGGCTAAGCCAGACGAATTAGAAACATAAGCTTCTTGGCTTGATGTCAAAAACACACCCAGTCCGTTGTTTGCTTGTGTTCCAGCAATCCACTCTTCTACCATCGATGTTATGTCAAGCTCTATATCTTCGTAGCCTTCGTCGAAAGTAAAAGTATAGTTTGGCATCGTGGCACCAGCAGTATAAGAAGAAGAGTGGTAGTCTCCCCCGGGAGAACCCCAGGCTGTTGTTTTTTCTCTGTTGGTCCAATTTGAGCCATCGATAGCGTCATCAGTTTCGTCTTTGTACGACTCCATGTCCAGACCGTAGCCTTCTTGCCATGACTGCGAGACGGCCAATACATTGACCGTAAAATTGTTGGGTAATTGTTCAGAATGCCTAGCATTAAACATTCTTAAATAAAAGTTTACGCTTCCGCTAGCAGGTATGGTGCCGGCAGTCCTGTCAGAGGATATTGTGCTGACTGGAAATTCTAGCAAAACCCTAGACAATTCTGCTGAGCTGGTGGTCTGCTGTCCGTAGATAGAAAATACCTCCAATATGTCAGAAGCGCCCATATTAGAGCCCGTTGCGCGAGTATTTAAGTCTAGCTTAAACGCGTTTGTGATAGTGTTGTCTTTTGTGGCTTTGTACTTTTTAATCGCCATTATCTAATAGTTCCTATAATATCTAAATCAGAATATTTTAATTCATAGACCACATTCTCTGGGGCGTATAGTATTCTGCCGTCGGCTGATATGTATTCGTCTATATTCAGTGTTTGATCAGAGTACAAGCCTCCAGACTCATTTGTGATCGACACATCTGTTACATCAACAATTTCATCTAAATTGTTTAATTCATCGTATATTTTTGATATATAAATTGGCTGCCCTATGTCTAGTTTTTCCTCTAACATTTCTTCTATTTTGGAGATCGCTACAGCCAAAGCTTCTGTTTTGTCTTGGTTGTAGTCAACTACAGCAACAAAATTAATTTTTATATTAATAATCCGGGCATCTAAAATGTCGATTGTGTCATTAATCATCTTATAATTATTGAGCCATGTTTTGATGTTGTTTTTCAAAAGTTGGCTACTAGTCATAAATTTTTGGTCCGCGTCTTCTGACAAGATATATAAATTTAAGTTTCTTTTAAATGAATCTTGATCTCTATAAATTTTCGCTCTTTTTACGGAACCAAACCTGGGCGGCATTCTGTAGACTAACGCTTCATAATCGCTAGCCGTAACTGCCCTGTTTTGAGAAGAAAACACATCATTAACTCTTTGTTTTAACTCAGATGCCGTTGGGATGGAGACATCTCCCACAATGGGCTCTTCGTTAACAACCTCTAGGCTTTCTTTGACAGTAAGTATTTTTGAACTGTTTGTCGCGCTTGAACTAAAAATGTATACTGGCTGTACAATTTCGTTCAATGTCCGCGAAGCGGCATTAACGTTATCTGACGTATTTGTTCTATAGGTTATAGTTAGGGTAGTGTTAGCAGGAGCAATACCAAATTTGCTTGTCTCCACCAACTTTGAAGGGTCAAAAGTGGTATCAGTTTCGTAATCTCTGCCATGCATTTTTAGTACTACGTTGGAGGGGTGGTTGATGTTATCTGTCTTTAGGTTGTTTTCTGAACCATAACCAAATTTTATGTTGATGGTGCCAAAGCTGTTGAAAGTGGTGAAACGGCGAGGCACAGAAGTGGTTACCATAACGTTCGGGATATACCTTCTTGTCGCCGGGTCCTTGTTGACGACTGATCTAAAAATGGTGTCTTGCGACAGATAATCAACTTCAAAGTATTCATGGCCCTCGTCATCAACAACCGAAACTATCTCTGTAATATTAGGGTCGGAAAGAGGAATTGTTAAAAATCTTGTAAAATTACCAACAGTTACACTCTCTGTTTTTACCTCTCCTGATATTACTCGCCCAAAGGCTTTGACGGCAAAAGCGGTTGGCTTGCCATCAGCAGCGTTTGATGTGGCCACCACTACTTCATTATCAGGATTTGCAAAATCTACGTCGTCTATTAGAGAAAAAACTCTTCCTGCCGTGGTAGAAAAAGTACTCCCACGTGCTAAGACGGGCAGATAGTCAGTGTCCGGTGAGGAACCACCATCGGTAGTTGGAGCCAAGACATACATTGAAATAGTACCAAAAGAATTTGATCTAAGCGGCTGCTTGTAGCCGACCTGCTCGCCTAATCTTAAAATATTGTTATATTCGATCGCTGTATCTAAAAAAGATTCGTTAGTTTGGTAGTCTAAATAAAATGATAGCATATCGCCGACATATGCTACTGTGTCTAACATTAAAGAACCAAATGACGCATCAGAAAAATCTTTAAAAATATCTGGATAATACCTTTGTGCGTAATTAACTAAACTTTGCTTTATATCGCTAAATTCTCTGTCCGTGTATTTTATAAGTTTTTTATTCTTTTTTGGCATTTAATTGATATCCTCTGCTTGCAAAGTCAGTTGTTCTTGCAAATTTATGCTCGGCGCCTCGTATTCGATGATAATAGACATAACAGCAGAATCTGTGGCAACATCTGGGTCGATACCATGATTGAACAATATCTTATTTATCCTTATGAAAGGCATATACCTAGAAACTTGGCTAACTATCTTTTGTCTTAGCAGCGCAGAAACTCGCGACTCTGGCTCAAACAAAAAATTACGTATGCCGACCCCAAAATCTGGGTTCATCATTCTTTCCCCTGGTGATGTTAACAATAAATTTTTAAAGTTTTGCTTTACTTCTTCAGCGTAACTGGTGATTAGAGTGTAGTTGCCATTAACATCGTCTCTTTGTAGTGGTAATTTTGGCCCGATACCGTTCATCTAGCGTGCCCCTTAAAGTTGATCCTCGCAATTTGGATCTTTTGTATTCTGCATGTCGTCGTGTGCTTTTTCTTCTATCGCATCTATAAATAGTATAGCGAGATAAATCATCCCTGGGAAGGTGCTTACGAATGGAAGAGGCATTGGGAAAGGATTGATTCCTCCTCCGTAAGGTATAACGGATGGCACCATGGCCGCCCAAATGCCTGGTAGGAGATACGGAGACTGATAAACGTCTTTAACTGTGTTTTCTGCCTTTCTTATCTTGACTTTTGATTCTTCTTCCAGCTTTCTCTTTTTCCTCTCCAAATCTTCTAATTTTTTCTTGTTTTTAAGGTATTCGTTTCGCAACTTTTTTAAGTCATTAAATTGTTTCTCAAACTCGGTCCACTCGCTGGGTGTCTCGCCCGGATCAAAAGGCGGATTTTCAAGTTCTAAAACCCACTCCTCAATGGCTCCAGAGCCGTCATCAATAGTGACGTATTCAGACATCTTGACCATATCCTTACTTGTCTGTACTTCTGGTAGGGCAGCAACAGCTGATTTTGCAAAACTCACACCCATGCTTAATTGCATTTCTAGTTGTTGTAGTAACTGTTTGGCGGCGTCGATACCAGACTGTATTATTCTTTTTGCAGTAGCCACCCCTTGTTTAATAGCGGCCAAGGTATTTACAGCAACAGCGTTTGAAATATCTATAATTCTCTTTGCTGTTATAATCGCAGGATCTGTTATTTCAACAAAGCCCTTGAGAATCAACAGTGGCGTACGAAGAACAATCTTTAATATTTCTTTTGTCATGTCTGGTTCTTTACCGCCGGTCCCAGCCTCTGCCCTAAGAGCACGGTCGGCCAGAAGATTAGCAATTGGATCTGGTACCTGTTTATAGTCTGTTGAGTTTGAGATATTGTCTATTATATTTGCTAGTGACTGTTTAGTCCTATCCAAGACATCAGTTGGCTTGGCAATAAACTTTGAGAGGCCAGCAGACGCCATGATTGTAGCAAGTGCCATGTATCTTCTCATTGGGAAAAGATAATCATACATTAACTTAAATTCAGGTGAATTCTTAAT